CAATTCCCGCACCAACAACTTGAGACCCTCTTGTTAAAGTTCCTAAGTATCTTTCATCTTCTTTATCCCCAAAAGCGGGAACAGTAATTGAGAAATCGACTAAAGATACCGATGGTCTTTGTCCCGGTAATTTCAACCCATAAGTTCTTGCAATATTATAAATTGAAGACCTTTGTTGTGCATATTGTAGTACTGTCTCCTGTATACTCCTATCTATATGGTAGTGTAAGTTATCCGCAACTGCGGCATTTAAATCCAAGAATACTGAGAATACCGAAGCATCATTGAAATCCTGTATTAATTCAGGGTAATAAGTTCTTACATAATTTAATAACTCAGTTCTTATTCCTTGATAATCTCTTGTAGTATATGATATATTACGATTTGCCATACGATTTTAAATATTAATTATAACGAAATCACTCGGTCCAAAAGTTGAATTGTTTGTTGAGTAATCTATTTTTATTTTTGCAGTATATTCTGATGTCCCTTTACCCGGAAACCTATAGACAGACGATTCACTACTTCCTAACGTAGCAGTACCGGTAGCTAAATCAACCTCTTCCATTGGGTCTGCAGGACTTATTGTTATTTGATTTAATAATAAGTTTGGCATAAAAGTACCAACAGCCTCTCTAATATCCGATTCAATCGCATCAAATGTTAAACCATCAAATGGTTCAAATAAAAATTCATAAAGTCGAGTACCAAATGTTGGTAAATAATATCTTGAACCTTTTCGAGTCAATAGTAAGTGAATTAAATCGGCTTTTATCTCCTGTGATTCTAATTCAGTAAGTTGTAGATAATCACCCCTTACCGAATCCCTAAAAGGAAAATTAATACCATATGTTGTTCCGTTTGCCATATCTATAATTATAGTGTTATGATTATTTCTTATAAATACCTAAAAATAAAAAATCCCGACAATGTCGGGATTAATATAATTATTAGTATTTTATTATGAACCGCATCCAAAACATTCAAATTCAGAATCTGTTGGTTTTGTTGTTGTCTCAACAAGATTAACTTTTGGTTTTTCTTGTTTAATTGATGATTGATTAACTTTTGAAATATCCACCGCCAAGTGTTTTGCTCCGGTTGATATCGCTTTAGTTCTAACATAATAACAAAGAGTTTTCAACCCTTTACTCCATGAATGGAAGTGAGATGATGAAATTTTTGATAGTGTTGGTTCTGACATATAGATATTCATTGATTGTGATTGGTCAATGAATGGTGCTCTATCAGCAGCCATATCAATTAATTCTCTTTGAGATATTTCCCAAATTGTTTTGTATTTTGGAATTAAATGTTCAATTCTTTTAACTTTCTTGTTGTAGTTTTTATCCTCAACATCAAGATATTGATTGAAATTAATGTTTTGAATAGACCCTTCGTTCATGATAATTTCATTCTTTAAATCTTCACTCCATACACCTAATTTTTCAAAATCATTAATTAAGTATTTGTTCACAATAAGAATTTCTCCCCCAACCACACGTCTATTAAATAATGCCGAGTGAGCCGGTTCTGTCATTTCAAATGAACCTGTAATCTTAGCCGATGACGCTACTGGCATCTGAGCTGTAAATAATGAATTACAAACACCATACTCAGCAACTTTATCTTTTAATCCCATCCAATCCCAACGACCTGATAAATTATCCTCATTCATTCCCCACATATCAAATTGGAAAACCCCTTTAGACATCGGTGAACCCTTAAAGAATTCATATGGTTTGTATAAACCTTGTTGACATAAGTAAGAACTTTCAGTGATAGCAGCAAAATAGATAGTTTCAAAAATATCTTTATTTAATTTTTTTGCCTCTTCAGATGTAAAAATGAAATCCATTAAATAGAATACATCTGCCAATCCTTGAGTTCCAATAGCAATTGCTCTTTGTTCTAAACCACCTTTTCTACCTTGTTCAGTTGAATAACTATTGATGTCAACAACTTTGTTAAGTGCTCTCACAACTTTTCTAACTTCATTGTAAAGTAAGTTAAAATCAAACTCTCCTTTAATAATAAAGTTTTTCAATACCATAGAAGATAACGTACAGATTGCAGTTGTTTCCTCATCAGTATATTGGTAAATCTCATTACATAAGTTAGATTGTTTAATCACCCCGATGTTTTGATGGTTAGTTTTTCTGTTAGCACTATCCTTAGAACATAAATAAGGTACTCCGGTTTCAACCTGAGATTCGATAATCTTATTCCAAATTGTTTGAGCTTTCACTTTTTTACCAAGACCAAGTTCAACCGCTTTGTTATAGTTCTCCTCATACTCATCACCGTAAGTTTCCTGTAATGGTTTGATACCGGCCTTTTTAATGTCATTAGGACAGAACAAATACCAATCCCCATTGTTTTTAACCGCATTCATAAAGTTATCCGGTAACCAAATTGACGTGAATAAATCTCTTGCTCTCATTTCTTCAGCACCCGTATTCTTTTTAATATCAAGTAAATCAATAATGTCTTTATGCCAAGGTTCAATGTAGATAGCAGCACTACCCGGTCTTCTTCCTTGTTGGTTAAAGAAACGTAGTGATTCATTTACAATTTTAAGGTATTTTAATAAACCTCCCGCAAATCCACCTGATGAATTAATTCTACTTTCTTTACTACGAATGTTAGACATACATAATCCAATACCCGCAGCGTCCGATGAATAAGTTGAGATATCATTTAATGTTTGTAATAAACCTTCTCTTGAATCACCATGATTATATTTCAATACACAAGACGCCAGTTGAGGTGTTTTAGTACCAGCATTAATCATAATTGGTGTTGCCGGTGAAATAAGTTGGTTTGATAAAGAATTGTAATATTCAACCGCTTCTTCAAATGATTTAGTAACCCATAAAGCAACCCTCATATACATATGTTGAGGTCTTTCAATAATTTTACCTTCAGGAGTTTTCAACAAATACATTTCTTGTAATGAACGCCAAGCAAAATAATCAAAATTGTAATCATTCTCGTGATTAATTACAGAATCAATATTTTCAGGACCATATAGTTCAATTGTTTCCATTAATTTATCATTAATGACCCCATCAACGTGTAAGGTATGCATTGTGTTACAAAAACTTTCATCAGTTTCTTTATGATAAGATGAAATTGCCACCGAAGACGCTAATCTTGAGTAGTCATGGTGACTTCCGGTATAGGACGCGGCAATTTCATAAACTAATTTATCAAGTTCTTTTGTTGTAATAAACCCTTCAGTTGGTACTGAAGTAATTACTTTAATAAAAATCTCGTCCGAGTTAACATTTAACCCTCTAGACGCTCGTTTAACTCTATTGTAAATTTTTTGAGGGTTGAATGAAACTTCATCTCCCCCTCTTTTTTTAATCTTTAATGACATCATATGTTTTTAATTAGAAATCGTCCGTGAATGTTAATGATTCACCTAATTTAGCTTTTTGGTATTCCATTGTTCTTGATTCAAAGAAATTACCCTTTGTCTCAACAGCAATTTGTTCCATAAATTTAAATGGTTGTTCAACATTAAATTGTTTTTTACATCCAAACTTAACCAATAACCCATCAGTTACAAATTCCAAATATTGTTTCATCAAATTAGAATTCATACCAATTAAAGATACGGGTAAAGATTCTGTAATAAACTCTTTTTCAATCTCTAATGCAGATAATAGAATCTCTCTAATTCTTTTTTCACTTGGTTTATTTTCTAAGTGATTGTTAACCAAGTGGATTGCAAAATCACAATGTAAATTTTCATCTTTAAAGATTAAAGAATTTGCATTACATAAACCTTGCATGATACCTCTTGATTTTAACCAAAAGATTGAACAGAAAGACCCGGAAAAGAAAATCCCTTCAACGGCAGCGAACGCAACCAATCTCTCTTGGAAAGAAGAATTCTCAATCCAATCAAGAGCCCATTTAGCTTTCTTTTGAACCGCAGGTAAACGGTCAATAGCATGAAAACATTCATCTTTTTCTACTTCATCAGATACATAAGTATCAATCAATAATGAATACATTAATGAATGGATATTCTCCATCATAACTTGGAATCCGTAGAAGAATTTCGCCTCAGCATATTGAACTTCTTTTAAGAAATTCTCTGCTAAGTTTTCGTTTACAATACCATCAGACGCCGCGAAAAACGCTAATATGTTTTTAAGGAAATACTTCTCATTATCTGATAAATTTTCCCAATCTCTAATATCATTTGATAAATCAACTTCTTCCGCTGTCCAAAACGCAGCTTGGTGTTGTTTATAAAATTCCCATATATCGTTATGTTCGATAGGGAATATGACAAATCTGTCATTATTTGGTTCTAATATTTTTTCCATATTTTTAATTTTTAAACAAAATATCCGACCATTCTTTACCTTCGGATTCAATAATTTTTATTCTATCATAACTAACATATTTGGGATTATAATACCAATCTTCATATATGTTATATCCATTACTAACATCAGAACAAATCCTTTTATATCCATATCCTTCTAGTAATTCCCTCGATTTATTTCGACAATCATCTCCAAATCGATATACATCGTGTTCAAAAGTAATAACACTAAATTCAATATCATTAAAAGGTATTGTTTTTAAACAATCTAATGTTATTGATGCCGGTTCTAAATCTAAAGATAAGTAATCAATATGTTTACTACTATATAAGTTTAAAACTTTATTAAAATCTAATTTTGTACAATCTTCAGTTAGTGATTTGGTTTTTCTAATTTCAAATAAATTTGTCATCGATTTATCAATATCAATTGAAACCCCATCCCAATTATAATTGGTCTCTAATAGATATGTATTATTTATATTTATAGGATGATGACAACCTAAGTCCAAAAATGTACCATTTTTTTTACCATCCAAACACATTAGTACAAAAATGTCCTGAGCGGATTGACTATAATTTTCATTAATAGTTTCAGAATTTTTAAATTCTATTTGTAATTTCTCTTTATTAATTTTCATGTTTTAATTTTGTTGTTGACTCTGTTCTCTTTGTTTTCTTTTCTCCAATAGTTCTTTAACTCTATCTCTTTTTCTATCTTCTTGTTGTTCTTCGAACCCTAAGAATGTTACCGAGCTTTCTGTGTCGATTTCAAGTAATTCATTATTGAATTTACAATTCTCGAACACAACCCCATCCTGACCTAAACGACTTTTAGTAATCGCAATGGTTGCAAGACCCATTTCTTTTTGTTGTAGTGTTTTTGCCACGGAAATAATTACGTGACCTACTTGAGCCTTTTTAATTGACCCACCCATTTGGTCTGTAGTAACAACCTCTGATGAGATTGAAGACCTGTTACCTTGTGTTGCAGTCCATCCAACTAAATCAAGTTCGTGACACATCGCCTCAAAACCTCTCATTACTGACCCTTCCGCTTTCCACTCATCTTTACTACTTGACTCTGGTAATACACAATC